ATGTTGAACCCGCAAAAATGGGTTTTCATCACTAAGTTCCTGCTAGTCCTTTACTGGGCAGCGGTTATACTTGGTGATACGGGAGACTTCTATCAAGGGCCGCTTCCCAATTGCCCGCATATCGATGCCGACAATGAAAAGTGGCGAGGTCGAACATCAGTTCTACCTCGGGTTGATTGAATGTCTACTTGATGATTTTGCCGTCACGGTACATCAAAAAAAGTGGCTCAGACGTGACATCAAAGAGATGCGCACGCGGATGGCCACTCGCGGACTTCCTTCGCTTATTTCGGATCTTGCCAGCCTTGGAAAAGCTGTCTTGTCCGGGTTAGAGCTTGGAGTGTTCTCACGACCTCCTGGCTTCACAGCCAGGCGGAAGTCGGTGCTTCCTGCTTTCTTGCAGGGAGTCCTAACACTTATATTCCGCGATGATGGTGTCGTGCACCAGGAACCGGACCCTTATGCGCTCCAAGAGTGCATGATGGTTTGCGGCCTTCTGTATAAGCTCGAACTACCGCCCACTCCTTCACAGGAGCAGGCTGTGGTCGACGCCTTCGTCTCAACGGAGGCAGAGCTCCAATCATTAGAGCTCCCTACAGACTTCGACAGGTGGGCGGGCAACCCAACGGATAAGATCTCTCGCGAGATTCTCGTTCGTGCCTCCTCACTAATCCACGATGTTATGACCGGGTTTGACCCAGCTGACATCACGCCGAAGCATGGTCCTGGTGCTGTAGCCACTGGTGAATATCATAACGAGAAGTACACTTTCGCAAGGAAGTACGACTCTCTTCACCAGTGCTATCCTTACTATAAATATTTTGCTGCTCCGATTCTGGACAGTCAAGATCCCTTTATAAAGGGTAGAGTTGCCCCTGAGAGCATTCTCTGGATTAAGGACTTACCCGCTGTGCCCTATGGCGTGGCTAAAGTGATCCTTGTTCCCAAAGATGCTCGCGGTCCTCGTCTGATTAGTTCTGAACCGCTGGAATTCCAGTGGATTCAGGGTGGCTTAGGTGACAAGTTCAAAACCCATGTGGAAAACACGTACCCCTCGCGGGGTTATGTAAACTTCACATCACAGGACATAAACCGCCACCTCGCAATGCAATCCTCTATAACAAGGGAGCATGCGACGCTAGACCTCAAAGAGGCATCAGACCGAGTCTCAGTCGACTTAGTTCGCGCTCTGTTCCCCGAAAGGATACATCGCTACCTAATGTCGAGCCGCAGTGACGCCACCACTTTACCTTGTGGTGATGTTATCGCCCTGAACAAATTCGCTCCAATGGGGTCAGCTATGTGCTTCCCCGTCCTGGCGCTCACCGTTTGGGCTTTGACTGAGGCAATCCTCAGCGTCACTTTTTGTGGCCTACAAGAGCGGACATTCACGTGTGCACAGAAGCCCTC